CTTCGCAAACCGTTTCTTGGGTCTCACAGTATTTAGTAAATACTCAAACTGCGGCAATGCTTCTGCCTCATGTCTTATATTCATTTCATTAGCAACACCGATAGTGTCGAGATGATACGAGAGGGCACGATTTGTCATAAAAGGTGAATAGGACTTCTCAGCGAGAGCATCATTCTCTGACCCTCGCATGAGATTCTTTTTGGTTGTATTGATAGCATTCACAAAATCAAACGGGTTCATTTCCACTCGACCTCAACCATAAGTTCAGTCAGAAATGCCATGAAGTTGATCTCTTGATCAGCAACAAAAGCAGACTTATACTGATAGTCAGCCATTGTTACTACGACTTGTGGGACGCTTTGAGGAGCAACAAAGTCATTCATTGTGTCATAGATTTTACGAAACAGTGGTGTGACTTCACCATCAACATTCTGGGCTACCCATTTACGAACCACGCTAAACTCTTTGTTTTTCAGAGCATCAATTAAAACACTCATATTTGAATCAGTAAATGTGGCTAGAATACCAGTGTCGATAGTACCAGTAGCAGAGTACCTTTGCAGTTCGTTCAGTACTCTACGATTATCTGGAAAATGCTTTTTGATTACCTCAGCGACTACTTTTGGCTCATACTGAATATTCTCATTATCAAGAATACCTTTCACTCGCATGAAAAACTCTTTAGCCATTTGAGGTTTATCGCCATTGCTAATCTTAAACTCGACCACAGAACAACGACTATGAAGTGGCTGAATGATCTTGTTTACAAAGTTACAGGTCAGAATGAAGCCACAGTTACGGCTATATTCTTCCATGAAATTACGCAAGGCTGGTTGAACAGAGTTAGCATTTAGATAATCTGCTTCATCAAGGATGACATACTTTCTGCCACCAGCAAGTGATACAGACGATGCAAAGTTTTTCAGTTCATTTCTTAGAACGTCAATCGAACGGCCTTCATCAGAGCCGTTGATCACAATATAATCACATCCCAACTCCTCTAGCATGGCTTTCGCTATTGTAGTTTTACCCACACCAGCACTGCCAGTTAGAAGGAGATTTGGGATGTTCTTATTATCAACAAATTGTTGAAAGGTTTCTTTTAGGGAGTTAGGTAGAATAGTATCGCCCACAGTTTTAGGACGGTACTTTTCTACCCACAAAAAATCATCACGCATAGTTCACCATAATATAAAAGTTCATAATACTGAATCTAACACAATAGATCCAGTTTGTCAAGGCTATTGTTTAGTTTCGATTTCTGTTTCGATTTCTGTTTCTTCAGAAGCAGACTCTTCAATAGCCTGCACAACTTTATCCCTAAGAGAAGCAACTTGACCAATTTCATTACCTTGCCATGCTCCTCTACTTACACTAACATCAATTAATTGTAAGATGCCTTTAATTTCGTTATGACCTAGACTCATTTGTAATCTCCTTCTTCCCAGTCATTTTCTGTATTTTTCTTTGTTGATTTCTTAGTGACTGGCTTCGCCTTCTCTTCTACAGCGGGAACAGTTGCCATAGCCATTTCTGCTTGGGCTTGAGCGGCGGCGATTGCTTGTTGTTGTGCCATTTGCTCAACCTCTTCAATGTCACGGCGTTTCAATTCTTGAAGTGCAGTGCGAATATTGCCCACGCCTTGTAGTTCTTTGCCTCTGAATGCACCTCGTTCGGCGCATGTATCAATAATATGAACTACACTATCAATGATATCATTATGGACTTCTGTCATTCTATTCGTACTCCGAGTTAGTTTCTGTTGCTACCCAGTATTCGATATGACCAGAGATATTCTTAAAATGCGAGATACCCGCTTTAGAAATCTTTACATCATAATCGCCACTGATGAATTTTAGATTTTCTGTTTTGAATACCATATTAAAGATATCACCATTGCTCTCACCAACATCACGGCTATATTCATTTGATGTAGGATTCTTCATGTCAGTAGCAACAAGTGAAATGCCAAGCGCACCACCACGAACCACTACTTCAGGAAGACCAAGTTGATTTGCCGCAGACACAACTGCTTTCAGATCATCAGCCGTTACAGAGAATTGAATCTCTGGATCAGGCATATCAAGATTCTTTTCAGGCGGTGAAGTGACCATTGAAGGATCAGTATATGTATAACGTGAGTGTGATTTATTCTTTTCATCACGGATTGTTACGTCTGCTTCACCAAATGCAAAGTCAGCGTTCTCAAACAGACTTGCTAAACCTAGAAACTGATTCAGTTCATAGATCGCAAAGTCTACTGGAAACGCATCTTCTACCACCGCTTGAGCAAGAATGTTCTTTTGCTCACTCACTGTGCGGATTATATTACCCTGTTTAAAGGCTAGGGATGGATTTATGGTTGAAAAATTCTTCAACACATCCATTGTACCTTCACTTATTCTCATCATCATTTACCTCATTATTTTCAAGTGAATCAATATAAAGTGCCATAATAGCATAATGTACAACTTTTAGCAAGTCTTTTCTATTCTTACCTTCTTTCTTTCCGTATCTCTGACAATACTTAATAATATTGCCCATACAGAAACCTTCGCCATGTCCACTGTCAATAATAAACTCTGTGGACTGAAACTTATTGAAGGAGTAGTGGCCATCATAGGTGGCAGCCACATAGTCATAAACCTCTTTCAATGTTTTATCTTCATCAAATTTAAATTTACTCATAACAACCTTTTCAATTTACTTCTTCATGGCGGCGATGGCATCAGGATCGGCAGTTGCCGAGGCACCAAGTTGTGCTAAATCTATCAGACTACCACCGAATGTGTATGAACCAGTATGAAGCAGTTTCATCCACGGACACATCCATGTGTGAACACCAACCTTTTGCATCCACTGACAGAACATATAATCCTCTGACAGATACCGCTTTGAATCTGGATCAATCAATGCTTGAAAGTACATCATAATTTCACGGCTACCATCAAACGCTTTTGTGCGAATATGGTCAGGCTTATATGAATAGTCTGGATATGCATCATTAAATTTATGAAACGCATTCTTGGTGATCATCATAAAACCAGTTCCGCCTTCTAAAACTTTAACTGGCTCATCAAGACGGATATTACCATCTGAACCAACATCTAGAGGATTGAACACATAGTCGCCTACATAATTTTCTAGATTACCAGGGTTCTCATCGGCAAAGCCCTTATCAACAGCCCGCTTAATTTTCTCCCATGCGATAGTCTTTTTAGGATATGGTCCGCAGATAATATCTTTACGCTTGTTTGGATCTTCCTCAGTTTCATCAGATAGAGCGGCCAAGGTAAGAACATCATTTGGATCAAAACCAATATCGGAATCAATAAACATCAAGTGGGTATAATCGCTACGCATAAATTCATCGACACAATAGTTTCTCGCCCGTGTAATTAGAGACTCATTAAACAAATAGAAAAACTTGATTTCCATTTCATACATAGCACCAAGTTTTGCTAAGTCCGCTGTTGATTTTGTGTACATGCCGTGACAGTTGCCACCATACATAGGCGTTGCGATCAAAATCTTCTTTTTACGCAAGGCCTCAAGTTCTACTGTTATTTCCACGTTATTCTCCTATAATAAATTCATTGTGTAGATTATATAGTAAAAAAGCACTTAATGTCAAGTACTTTTTTTCGTTTCATTCAACTCTCTAAGATATGGACAATTAAATTCTGTCGGAAACCATCGAGTCGATTCAATTTCTTCTTTTGAAATATATTCAACTTGTTTTGGGGCGCCATTTGGAAAATAGCAATATGCGAGAGGAGTATTTTTTGGAATTAACCATTCTTCTCTTTCATATACTATTTTTTTATCAACTTTAAAATTAAAAGTTATTTCCAGTGATTTATTAGGTATAGTCTCCAAAACTCCTATCATTGCTTGTATGGGAAAATTAGGAAAATTAGAAAAGTGATATTCACATGGCATAAAGATAAGAGATTCAACTTTATCAGATAAAACACTTACATCAGGAAATTTAAATTTTAAACTAAAATACTTTTCTGCAAAAGTTGAATCCAATTGATCAGCGAAATTATGTGAAGAAATTTCCATAAACTTTTGGTGATCAGCGGCTTGAAGTCCATACATATTCGTATTTTTATCAGTTAGAATCATTATTTCTACTGGATTACAAAATACAAATGTGTTTTTAAAAAGTTCTACAAAACTAGGACAAGTGCTTGTAGAACTATATTCTTCTTGATTATTTTTTTTGATCCAATCCGGTTTTTTTCTAGCAAACCATTCATTTGAATTTTGTGCTAGAAAATTATTTGAAGTAATAATTCTCATTTTAGCCTCATAATTAAATGAGAAAGGATGAAATTCACCCTTTCTCTATCAGCATTATTTATGTGTCTTATAACATGCTCGACTGGACAAAATCGGGCTCACCCTGTGGTTCTTGCTGTTCAATCTCACAATCAGCATCGACCTTCGTATAAAGGTCACGGAATGATGACTTGGTATCCTCATCAAACCGATTGATACACATTTCAATGGCGGTCATACGATCACCAAAGATTGAGTAAGCCTTGGCAAT